CCGCCGTTGGCAAACGCCGGGGCTGGAACTTCTGCAAGGCTAAATCCCCACTCCTTGCCCGCGATGCCCTCAGGCAGAGAAATGCCGAGAATTTTTGTCGGCATCTTGATGTGGATTTTGTTCAGCGCGCGGATGATGGTGTTTGCCACCGAAACGCCGACGGATGCAATGCCCTTAATCAGCCCGACGATTCCCTGGATCACAGGCTCGATTACGGGCAGGAGATTGTGAATCACATCCACGATCACCTTAATTGCGTTTACCAGCGTCGTTCCCACCAGGTCGATAATCGTACCGATCAGCGGGGCCACCGCTGGGAACAATTCATTCACCACAAAACCCATCACATCCGCCAGCAGGGGCTTAATGTGATTTACGCCCAGGTCTACAATCTGGCTTACCAGCCCTGTCACAGACTGGATAATTGGAATGGCCGCTCCGAATGCTTGGCCGAGGTCTACTCCAAACATACTTTTCCCGCTCAACTTCTTCTGAATGTTCAGCAGGTTGTCCAGCGAGAAAGCATTTTTAATTCCATCACCGACTTTCTTGACATTCGCAAAGAATGTATTAAAAATCGTCAGCCCGGTCGGGCCAAAAACTTTCAATACAATCTGCTGAATATCTGCAAAATGGTCTCCCAGCAGGGACACCACCGCAATGATGCCGCCGATTCCGGCAATTACCGGGCCGAACGTGGAGAGCAGGCCTCCGAAGATGTTTGCGCCGCCGCGCAGGAGTGGCGAGGCCACGGCCTTTCCCAGACCGAATGCCTTTCCGCCAAAATCCGTTACCGCCGGAGCTGCTGTCTGGACAAAGTTTTTTGCACTCGATAGGACTTGTCCCGGTCTCGTCTGCCCGAAGATGTAGCCCATCTGGGCGAGCGCCGCTTTGCCGTTCAATCCCTGCGTGCTATTTGCCATTCGATAAATGGTTCTTCCAAGCCCAGTGCCATTTGCGAAGTTTATTTTCGACAGGAATCCAACGCCAGCTTTTGCGGCGTTTCCCGGTATCGCGCCAAGCACCGATGCCGTAGCACCGCCGAAGTTTTTTAGTCCTCCGACCAGCTTTGCTACGTCAATACCATTTGGCCCGATAATTCCCGTGAAAATTTGCTTTGCGACACCGCCGACTCCCGATGCAATTTTCGTTTTTCCGAAGTCGGATGCGGCAGACACAACGCCGTTGAGGTATGGGAACTTCTGCAAAACGGTCTGCCCGTTTTCAGTTGCGCCCAAGACGCTTTTCACAAAATCGAGTTTGGATTTTCCCAAGTCTTTTCCGTTGTTGTGCGTCAATCCTCTAAAGTTTTTGAGCGTCGCCCACAGGCCGATACCCGCTCCGTTCGCTCTTTGAAGCAGTGTCGGTTTCGGATTTGCAGCCGATGGCAACCCCGCCATATCTGCGCCATACTTCATGCCGCTGGCCATGGTGTACGCTCCCTTTAGGAATCCGCCACCGCCAGAGGCTGCACCGCTCACAAACTTTGTTACGTTGCTCACTCCCTGCACGATCTGCGGAGCAACGGACATAACCGCAAATGTTGCAGCCGTTCCGCCGATTGCCTTTGCAACTGTCGTGCTGTTGTCGTAGTTGCCGTCCTCGCTCTTTACGTTGATGAACTCAAGGAATTTCTTCACGATCTGCCAGAGCGATTCCAGCGCGCCGCCCAAGGCAGAAATTCCGTTCTGGGCAAACTGGGCAAGCTGGCCTGTCACACCAGCAATCAGCGGGGCGTTTGCCTCGACTTCTTTTGCAAACCCAACAAACCAGTCTGCGCCCTGTTTCACAACAGGGAGGAACGCTTCACCGAACGACTCACGCAGATTGCGCCACGCATTTTGTGCAAGCTGGATGGAGTTTTCCGTCGTATCGCTACGGGTCAGATACTCGTTTTCCATGCTTCCTTCCCATGCGTGCTTTCCGTTTGCGTCGGTATCGCTTATCCATTTGAGGTTTTGTTCCAGCATCGGAATGTTCTGTGCTATTTTCGTTGCCGACTCAACAGCACGTTTTCCAAAATACTGGCCCATCAAACTGATTTGCTGATCCTGCGGCATAGTCTGGATGCGGGAGAAGAAGTCCTTGATGGCCCCGATGGAATCCGTCTGCATTCGCTTTGCAAATTCCGCCGGGTCAAGTCCTAGCTTTCCCATGACTCCCGCTTCGCTCTTTGTGGCTGCGTTTCCCGCCGTCCACTTCAAGAACATATTGCGCAGGCTGGTTGCGGCGGAGTCGTCGTCAACGCCCGTCGCCACCAGAACGTCAGCCATTGCGGCTACAGAACTTGTGTCCACGCCAGCCATTCCGCCCAGACTGCCAACGCGGGTTACAATGCCCGCCAGGTCGGCGGCGGTTGCATTCGTGTTGTTGGACAGGAAGTTTAGCTGATCCGCTAAGCCGACGATTTCTTTTTCCGTCAGGTTGAACGCCTGCTTCCACGTTGCCATCCATTTGCCGGATTGCTTCGCGTCGGAATCAAAGGCAATCGCCATCTTTGCGGCATCCGCTGTGTAGTTGAGGATTTCCGGGGTAGAGGTAACGCCGCTCTGACCAAACGCAGCAGCAATAGCACCAGCGTCCTCAAACTCCATAGGAATCAGGGTTGTCATATCTTTTAACCCGGATTTCATTTCGTCGTAATGCACAGTGAAATTGCCGTTGTCGTCTTTCAGTTCATCGACCACCTTTGCCACTTCTGCCATCGTGCTTTCGTACTTCATGGCATCTTTTGTGGCATCTGCAAAGAACTTCGTCGTTCCAACTGCAAGCCCGGTCATTGCACCGAGTCCAATTTTTCCGACGCTGCTTATCGTCTTTGCCAGCTGGCCGATCTGGCCGTTTGCGCTTTTTACGGCCTGCGCCAACGAGTTGTCAACTCGTCCGCCAATCAGGATAGAAAGTTCTAGTTCCTGATTTTTCGCCATTCCTCCGCCACCTCCTCGTTAATCTCCACCATTTCACGCACAGGGAGGTTGAGGTAAAAGTCTGCTCCCGTGTGCGTGACGGAGGCCAAACCTACCGCCGCCTTTCTGATTTCTTTGTAACCGCCTTTTACTCGAAAAAATCCTTATCGTTCACCGCGTTTTTCAGGGGCATAGCCTCGCACAGAGGCAGACCCAGGAAGAACTTCACGTCCTTGCCAGTCGCCATGCTTGCCATCAGGCAGCAGTAGTAGTAGTTACTGGTGCGCTCGATGGCACGAATGTCCTCTTCCTCCATGCGGTTCTCTGCCTGCCGGATGTTCATGCCCGTAAGGCTGCCCACGCCGGAGAGGTCAACTTCTGTGTGCGTTTCGCCCTTGTAGAGATAGGGCTTGTGCAGGTGCAGAATATGGGGGCGGGTGTCGTTCTCGTCTTTCTGTGCAGGGACAGTGATTGCGCCCTGCACCATCTGGCGCACCTTTTTGCTTGCGCCGATGGGCAGGAGTTTGAAAAACTCAATGGGCAGGTCGGTTGCCTTGGCTGCCAGCTCGTCGGTGTAGGCGGTGGAGGTTTCAGGCATCACCATTGCGGCCAGTTCGCCGTCGCCCGTCAGCTTCTTCACGGTCAGCACCGCATCCTCGATAGTCAGCTTGTCCAGGCCGGACAGGTTGATTTCGGAATATTCCTCGTCGTCGAACTTGTACGGCTTTGCCAGCTTCACCAGCTTATCGTTGGTCTGCTCTGCGGCGGGTGCGGTCTGCTCGGTAACTTCCTGCTCAACTGCGGTAGAAACATTCTTTTCCATGATGTTTTTCCTTTCTCTGCATACAAAAAATTGACCGCCCCGATTCTTTTCCGGGGCGGTCATGCTGTTTGCTTTTTAGATCAGCGCGCTCACATCCGCCAGCATATCCTCGCCGTTGACGCGATAAATGCCGTTGAGCTTGTCGATCTCGATAATCTGCTGGCCGTCGTTCTCGATCATCAGGTAGGTGAGTTCCAGCTTCACCTTTGCGTCCATGCCCTCACCGGGCTTGATCTTACCGGGGGTGAACTCCTTGACGCGGCCCACCTCAACGATGCGCAGACCCTTGTAGGCATAACCGAGGTTCTTGTCCACGGCCTGCTGGGCGGCGCGAATGGTAAGGTTTACCTGCCGCTTCGGGGACAGCATATCCACGAAAGAAGAGTAGATCAGGTTGAACGTGATCTCCTGTTCGATGGATTCAAACTGGCCGATGTTCGGGGCGGAAATCTTGCCGAGGATGCCAGTGCCGGAAACGTCGATAGTTTCCGAGGTGATGGTCGGCATAGAAATCTCGCTGGTAACGCCGATTGCCTTATTGCCGTTGATGTAGGTGTTATAGGAGTTGACGACCTCCGGGGTCAGGTTAGTGTCGAGTGCCATAGTCTTTTACCTCCTTGCGCCGCTTACTGGGACAGGGCGGTGGACAGCGCATCCGGGTCAAACTCGACCAGTTCCTCGATGTCCTCCGCAGGGCCAAACGGGGTCATGTACTTGTGGAAAGTAATGCAGCCGTTCAGCAGGTTGGTGGTCGGGTTCTCCGACTCAAGGTATTTCAGCTCATAGCGGGCGCAGATGCCGCGGGAGACAAAGCTGTTGCCGCGGACGTTCTCGCTGTCCACCAGGGCCTCGATCAGACGCTTATTTGCTGGGCTGTCCACTTTCTGAAAATACGTCTGAATGAACGTGTTGTCGTCCCAGCAGAAGAAGCGGCGGACGCTAAACCATCTGTCCTTGGGGTCGGTGTTGCCAGGGTAGCAAGCAGTGTTGTTGCCCCACAGGCGGAAGCCGTTGATGTTCAGCCAGGTTGCCACGCCAAAGCTGTTCACGACGTTGGCCTGCTCCTGATCGAGCAGCACTTCCGTGCCGTCTTTCAGACAGGCGGCGGAGATCGGGACGGTCTTGTTGGACGGGCTGACGTTCGGGATGTCGCCGTTATCTGCGTCGGTCGCCACGGTCACGGCGGCGGCCATTGCAGAGCCAGCGTAGATAGCGTCGCCCACCTTTGCGTACAGCCACACGGCGTAGCAATTTGCGCTGGTGACGGCCTGCTTCTCTTTCTGCTGCTTCACATCGTCGTACTTGGTTGCGCCCGCGGAAGAGCTGTCGATGTCCACGATGCAGACGCAGTTGAACACACCGTTGATGTGGGTGGTCTTTGCCTGCAAGCCAGCGGACACGATGGCGTTCTCCGACCAGCCGGGAGCGATCAGAATACCCGGAACCATGTTCAGCTTCGGGAAGATCATGCGGATGCACTCCATGCCGGACTCAACGCCAGCGGCGGAAACTGCGCCCACAATGTCCGCCGGGGTGACTGCGGACGGATCGATCTGAACGCCGCTCACGGTCAGGCTGGTTGCGGACTTGCCCGCGCCGCCGGGGATAACAACGATATTGACGTAGCCGTTATCGTCAAACGCCGCAGTGTAGTCAGTGCCAGCGGTCAGCGTTGCGGATGCCGCCTTGACGACCAGCTTGTCCAGCAGCACACCTTTCTCTTCCAGAACGGCAACTCCACTGTTGATCTGCACGGTCTTTTCGGCCAGGTTCTTCTTGTGCTTGTTGGGATCAAGCACGTTGATAAGAACCATCGGTGCGACTTTCTTGACCTTAAAACTTGCGCCCATGCTCTGGCAGAGGGTGTAGTTTTCGTAGTCGTCGCTGTAACCAACTGCCGCAGTTGCGCCATCCAGCGTGTTTGCCAGCATGGGAACATTGGTGCAGTGGTAGGGGTCGCTTGCCTGGTTGACAGGTGCAGTGCCGATTACGACCTGCAATCCTGCCGTGGCAACGACCGGGGCAACCAGGCTGGTTGCCTGCTCATTGGTATATACGCCATGCTTATATGCCATGATCTTTTACCTCCTTACTCAATGGCCGCTTTCACGGCGGTAAAAAGAATACCCGCTGCGCTCTTGGGATTTTCCAGAGCTTTGCGGGTATCGCTGAACTGTTCGATGGGAACCAACAGGCCCTTTGCCATCGGAACCGTTTCAAGGAAGCGGTTCATCATATCCGGCAGCATATCGCCGTCGGCGTACACCGTGTACTGTTTCACGGTGTTCTTCACGGTCGGGCCGCAGTAAACGACAGGGCCAGTTGCCTTAACCTCTGCGGCGTTCTCTGCCTGCTCGGCCTGTTTTGCTTTTGCAGTGCTCATGTGAGTGCCTCCACTTCCGGGTTGTTTTCTCTGCTCATGCTTGGGCCTGTAACGTCCATCTGAACAGTAGAGAAATAATACGGTTTTGTATCGTCCTGCTGAATTACGCAGGTAATCGGCATTAAGACGTTGAAGTAATCTCCAAAGACGTTGTACACTTTGAAATGCTGACTAATATCCTGCATGATGTTGTACAAATCCAGAAGAGCCGGTGCCTTTTTTAGTTTCTCGATCTCTTCCTTGCTTCGCGCAGGGGTTTGGTATGTACAGATAACCATGCTCATGTCAATCATTTCCGGCTCTTCTATGTCGGTGCTCCACCCGGCTGCTTTCACAAGCACGAATGGGGCAGCGGCGGCCAGTGTGTCCACGTCCTCGTCGTTACCGTTATCGTCCGGGAACTCGAACTCAAAAAACTTCAGCTGCTTGTTCCCGCCCTGGCCGCTGAATGTTTTCCCCTCAAAGAGTTTTTCTAACTCCTTGCGCAGAGCTTTTACTGCATCAATGGGAGTGTAGTTCGTCGGTTTGCTCACTTCTTCTTACCTCCTGCCTGCATCAAGATTTTTTCAACCTCGTGCCGCAAGCGATCCTGCAAGATGATCTCGCTTTCCGGCTCTACTTCTTCCCGCCACACGGTACTGTGCATGGAACTTGCAGACGGCGCAGACATGGTGTAAAGATACTCGACAATGCCGTTTTTGCTCTTCCACCGTGTCGGCTTCGGATGCTTTGCAGGCTTACCGATGATTCTTTGCACCATGCCAACGTGCGTGCTTCCGTCGCTGTTTTTGAATCGAACAAGGAAGCCTTTACTTCCTTGCCCAAGCAACGTCTTACCACCCGTCAGCGGTTCCATTGTGGATTTTTTCAGGACTTTGCCTGTGTGGTACTCCGGCGAATGCACCCAGTTTCCGCCCATATTGGGCGTAGTTGGATTCGATTTGAAATCCGCCAGATCGTTTCTTCGACTTTTGATGAAAATTTCTGCGGTCGGATTCTGTATCGTTGCGCGGTTTCGGAGTTTCAGTTGGTTTAGGTGGCGGCGGCCCGCCGTGCTTACGGCGTATCGGAGTTTCGCTTGCCGGATCATCATGTTTTTTGCGCGGGTCGCCGTTTGGTTCACCGCGTTTTTCATGGCTCTAGGAGCCTTGTCCTTTGCGTCGCCCAGTGCCTTTTCTACTTCGTAGATGTTCGGCACAGATACGTCATAGATTGCCTTCGCCATTACTGCCGCACCCTCTCAAGTTCCACCAGGTACAACCCGTGCTCCGTCTGGCAACTTCTGATCGTGTAGCAGATTCCGTCGTACTCCATCAGCTTTCCAACCTTTGGGGCCGCGCCGTAATCTTCCTTGCGAATGAAGAACTGCTTTGTGGACAGGTAAAGTCCCTGGTCAAAGTTCTGCTTTGCTCCTGCTTCCCAGTGCGCCTTACGTTCCTTGAGGGTCATTTCATACGGCACAACGTCAAACGGCTTCCCGTCGATTTTGTGCTGCTCCACAAACTCCTGAAAGAACACAGAGTCAATGTCCGCAAGGGCTTCTTCCAGAAAATCCGTCATGCGCTCCACCGCCTTTCTTTACGCGGTGGCCGCTTTGCTCTTTCTGGTGCGCTTTGCCGCCGGGGCGTTTTTCTGCGGCTCGATCTCCGGCTGTGCTTCCGGCTGACAGACCGCAACGCCCAGAGCGGCCAGACGGTCAGCTTCATCATCCGGCAGGCAAACAAATTCCCCCGCCCGAATCAACCGGGTGGGGGAGCCTGCCTTTTCACGGTAGCCGTAGCCGCCGGACGTGATCTGAACAGTTTTCATGCCGTTGCTCCTTTCTCACTTACTGCACAACATCTGCTGCGTAGATATAGGGGCAGTAGCTCTTGGGTGCGGCCAGCGGGCGGCAGCCCAGACGGAGTTTGCGGCTGTCCTCGGCCTGATCCACGACCAGCTTTGCCACGCGCTTTGCGGCATAGGTGGTGTAGTCGATCTGGCCGTAGTCCATCTGGGTGATGGAGCCGTACATCATGTGGCCGCAGTCGGGAGCAGTAACCATAGCTGCGGTCTTGGGGAAGAAGCTGGCGACCTGGCCGTTCTCGTCCTCGTAGGTTTCGTCCACAGAGAACACGTTCAGCATGAAGCCGCCAAAGTTCAGAACGCCCATGAACACCACGCCGTCGTACTGGGTGAGCTGCTGGCGAATCTCGCCAACGATAATACCGCTGTTCTTGTCGAGAAGCTGGCGGGTCTTTTCGTCGGCCAGGATATAGTCGGCAGCGTCAGTACCCAGAATCAGGTCTTTTGCAGGCAGGCCGCGGTAAGAGAGCATCCGGCACATAGCCTTGATGTCTGCCCAGAAATCACCGCCAGTTTCGTTCCACTTCTTTGCGACAGTGTAGGTATGGTCGCTCTTGTTGTCGTAGAAGCGCACGATCTTCTTGTCACCCTTGGTCTTGCCGTCGATCATTTCCTGCATAGTGCAGCCGTTGGAGATCATGGTCTGTGCAGCCATCCATTCCTCGGTGCCTGCAATGCGGTTTTCCATGTCGTTCATGTCATCTGCCAGCAGACGAGCGGCGCGCTGTGCTTCGTCCATGCCCGGATACAGAGCCTCACCAAAGCCGCGCTTCTTCAGCTCGTCCATAGTCAGCACGCGGGACGGCGCAATGTACGCAGGCTGGTAGGAGTGAACCTCATAGCCGCGGCGCGCAATGGGAATGTCATGTACGTCGGGGGCAACAAAAGCGGCCAGCTTACGGTCTCCCTTGCGGTACTCGGTCAGCACCTCGTCGGCCTTGAAAATATCGCCTGCCCCGGTGGGGAAATAGCGGTCTTTGAAGAAGCCACGCTTCGGCACGATCTCTTCCGTGATGGCCTGAAGAATGACGTTATCAAAGAAGTCCAGCAGAATTGCCATAGTAAACGTCCTCCTGTTACATTTCGATGATGGGCAGGAGCGCAATGTCGCGCATACGCAGAGCGTCCTTGTCCGTCTCGGTCATGGTGTAGCTGTCCTTTACGGTCAGCTTTTCCGGGTTGAAGCAGCCTGCCAGGTAGACCACGACAGTTTCATCGTCGGTAGTACCCACAGTCACGTCCTGCACCAGAATGCAGTCCGCGGTCAGCGTATCGCCAGAAGTAGCAGTGCTGCCCAGGATGTACAGCTTGCCGTCCTTTGCGCTCTTGGCAAACACAGTGCCGCGGACATAGGTCGTCTCTGCCGCGCCTTTGGCGATCACGCCGGGGCCGACGCGCTTCTTCGGGTTGAGACCAACGATCAGGCCGTCGTACTCAACCTCGCCCAGCTTCTCGTTCAGCATCTTTTCAGCCATAACTTAGCCCTCCTTCTTGGGGTGCAGCAGGTTCTTCACCATTGCCCGCTTCTCGGCATCGGTCTGGTTCTTGTTCTTAGTGCCAGTACCAGCCACGCCGTCGGGGGCTGCGCCGCCAACGCTGTTTGCGCCGCTGGTGTTTGCATCATCTGCGGTATCTTCCAGCAGCTTGCGGTGATTCTTCTTTGCTTCAACCGCCGCACGGTACGCAAGCTGCTCCGCAGAGCAGGCGTTCTCGCCGTACTTTGCCTCCGCCACCATGTTTGCCGGAATCGTTTCTGCGATCTCGTCAATGGCGGCAAGGCGTTCACGCTCGGCTTTCTGTGCGGCTGCGCGCTCACTGTCCACGATCTCTTTCACGAGGTCGGGGCAGCCATTGCGCAGTTCGTCCACGTTCTTGAACTCCATGTCGTTCCCTCCGTTGTTTTCTCCCGACGGTTCCGCCGGGTCGTTGTTATTTACAAAACCGTCGTCGTTGTCAGGTACGACCACGGCGCGGTTTCGCACAAATTCAGGTGCGCTATCAAAAGTGCCTGGGACGGCCACGCTGTTTACGAACAGCACGCCGTTCCTGTTTTCGATTTTGGCGGTCTGGTTTCCCTCCACGATCTCGTCAATGAAACCGTTTTCCTTTGCCTGCTCCGCAGTCCACCACGTCGTCTTGTCCATCCATGCGGCCAGCTCTTCATTGCTTTTCCCGGTCTTTTTCTCGTACTGTCCGAGAATCGTAGAGCGCATAACCGTAATGGAATCAATGAGTTGCTGCAATTCCTCCACGCCCATGAAGTTATCGCTCTTGGCTTTCACGGGATGAATCATGTAGCTGCTGTCCGGCGTGGCTTTGACGACCTTACAATGACAGGCAATGATCGTGGCCGCACTTGCGCACAAGCCCTCTATCTGTGCTGTCACCGTGCCAGCACGGCTTTCGAGCTGACCACCAATGGCCTGCGCCGCCCATACGTCGCCGCCGCCGGAACAGATACGGACGGTCAGTTCATCTTCCGCCGGGATTGCGGCAAGGTCTGCGGCAAATTTCTGTGGGGTGATCTCGTCGCCCCACCAGCTTGTCCGGCTAATGTCGCCGTACAGCACCAGTTCCGCATGGCCTCCCGTTTCCGCCGAATTGCGAATCTGCCAGAACTTTTCACCTGTTTTCACTGGAACCGCCGACGGCCCGTTGAGCAGCAGGGTTTTGTGTTTGCGTTCCTGCAATGTCGTCTACCTCCTTTTTCATTGCGGCTTCGCCTTTGCGTAACCTCATGTTTGCCGCATAGCTACCGCCCGTCATTTGCGCCGTTTCCTGTTCAGCTGTGCTAAACCCGCAGTCAACGCGCATCTTCGCCGCCTCGACTTCATCCTTGGGGTTCAGGTTCGTTCTGGCAGGGCCGTTCCATGCGCACTGCATATAAGCTGCGGCAATGGCCGGGTTTTCCAAGAAGCCGGGTGCTTTTATTCGCCCGCGCTGTACTGCCTCGCAAAACCACGCCTCATAAATTGGTCGGCAGAAGTTATCTGCAAACCAGTCACGGTGCATTCCGCAAGTGCGCCAGTATTCGTTGAGCGCGCCGCGGGCGGCGGAGTAGCTGGTCGAGAACTGCTTGTACAATACTTCGCTCGGAATTTCCAGGGCGGCGGCCATCTGTTTGACAATGGCGTTCATAAAAGCCTCAAAACCCGTCGCTGGGTGCTTCGGGTCTGCGAACTCCACTTTTTCGCCAGGGTTAAGGTCGATGAACGCGCCCGGAGCCAGTTCCACGCTGGTTTTGTCCGGCGTATCCACTTGCACTTCCTGCGGCAGCATTTCGCCCAGCGGAATTTCGCTGGACTGATCCTCTTTGGTGATAAACACTGTGAACATGGCGGAGATCACCGCTGCGGTCAGTTCCGCGTCTGTGAACCGTCCGAGTTGCTTTAGGCTTTCCAGCACCGGGGCAAGCAGCGGAACGCCGCGCAGTTGCCCCGCCCGCTCCCGCTGCAACAGGAGTAGGACGTTTTGCCGCCCGGTCTTTTTTCCGTATGCCTCAACCCTCGTCCAGTGATCCGCCGTCAGCGTCGCAGTCGTGGCAGAGGCCAGCGGGTGACGGTCGCAAATCCAGTAGGCCACCACCATTCCGTCTGCATCCGTTTCCACGCCCTGCGTAATCCTCTGGACAAGTCGCCCGTCGATTTCTCGCGGTGAGTCAATGTCCGTGAATGCAGGCGAACACAGACGGTCAGCTTCCACAATCCGCACCCGCAGATCATACGGAACATTGGGTGTCCGTTTGTTTTGGAGCACCGCCAGTGCGTCGCCGTTCATAAGAAATCCTGTAAACGCCAACTGCTGCAACATATAGAAGTTGTCGATTCTGTCAGCGTCACAGGTCGGTTTGTCCGCCCACAAAGAAAATTCGCGCATAATCTGCGCGTTCACTTTCTGCGCTTCCTCGTCGGAAATGCCCAGGAACTCGTTATCAATCTGCGGTGTCGGCGTAAGCCCACCGCAAATTACGTTGGTTCGCATCGTTTTGATGGCTCCCGTTGCAAGCGGAACGCCCATGTAAGCGTCGCGGCTCCTTTCCCGCAGGACTCGGAGATTATCTTCGATGTCCCTTTTCGAGTCGCCGCCGTGCCACATCCAACCCCGCATGGACTTCTTGTGCAGGTTTGCGCCGTAGTTGCCGTAGCCAGAGTTGAGCGTCTGGATTGCCATGCGCGCCGCTGCTGTCTTGACTGCCCGTTCCGGGGAAAGGGTGGCAAGCAGGTGATCCATAAATCCCATCGGCTACTCCCTCCCTTTACAGGTCGCGGGGAACAAAATGGTACATCCTGTTGCGCCCCGCCTTTTTTCTCGAAAGTTCTTCAACTTTGTTCGACCAATACTCAATGCGTTTCCCGATTTGGGTTACATCGGCGTAGGTCAGCATTCGGTTTCCAATCTGGTAGCTCTGACCGTGCGTAACCTTGCGTTCCGCTTCCAGCCATGCGTCAAGCTGCGATTGTGCAGTTTCCAGCGTGATTCCCGCCATTGGTTAGATACCTCCCGAAATTTGGCGACGACCACGCCCACGGTTTGCCGCCGGGGCAGGTGTCGTCACGTCCGGGGCCTGCTTTTTCAGCACAGGCCGTGTAATGGAAAGAGCCGCCAGTGCGTAATTGCGCAAGTCTAGCGGCTCATTTCTCTTGTGTTCTTTGTCTTTGATTTCCCAATACTCTTTGAGGTGTCCCTTGACGAAGCGTACAACTTTCTTTTCGGCTGTCAGGCCCTTAAAGTAGTTTTCGTCGTAGCCAGCCTCCGGGTTGCTTGGGAAGTGGCAGTAATTCGGGCCAGGCGTTTTCACTTCCAGCCTTTGATAGATAGAGGTTTTGCCCGCATCCACACCGATGATAAACAGGTTCGTTTTCACACGATTGTTCTTCGATGGGTTGCGGATGTACGGAACGCCCGCGCCACCCATGCCCTTGATGGCAAAGATACGGCGATTCAGCCTGTCTTTCGCAAAGCGGTAAACCTCGTCCGTGTGATGGCCGCCAGAGTCGATGCAGGTAGCCAGCAATGTGTACTCTGTTCCATCCGCCTTGCGCCAGGAACGGAGAAGAAAGTCGTCCAAGTCCTGCCACACCTGATCCGACAGCATATCGCCAAAGATTTTCTGGTAGCGGATACCCCAGCATTCCGCGCCCTCGCCCCAGCCGACTACTTCCACCTCGAAACGATCATCCTGAACGTCAACGCCAGCGGTGAGGAACAGCACATCGTCCGGCACTTCCGCCGTGTAGATTTCGCGGCGGTTGTACAACTCGGTGTCCTCCAACTGGATGCCGCGTTCTTCCCAGGTCTGCCCAAGTTCAGTGTTTACCCAGACTTTCATTTCCTCCGGGTTTCCGTGGTCGAGAGCTTCTTTTGCTTCCAAGAACTTCCGCACCACTTCGTCCCATCCGACAAACGTAGAGGCAAGGGTGTTGAGGTGGAAGCCTCTGGTCGCTGCTCCCGGATTGGCTGCAACGTATTTCCCTTTGATTTCCTGTGCTTTCCAGCGGTATTCATTTGCCACGCACCCGCATTCACAGCACACATAGTCAATGCCCTTGTCCAGATCGTCCGGGTCGAACTTCACGTTCTCCCAGACGAGCGGCTGGTATGCGCCGCACTCCGGGCAAGGGATGTTCCACTCTTCTTGCGTGGAGAGGTTGAACGCATCCTCAATTCGGCTGTCCCCCTTGATGGTCGGCGTGGAAACCATGACGGTTTTGCAGTCCCAGAAAGTCGTCTGGCGTTTCTTTGCCAGGTTCAGAGGATCGCCCTCTGTTCCTGCGCTTTTGGGGTAGCGGTCTATCTCGTCAGCCAGCAGCACTTTGATAGGGCGGCTGGCAAGGCTCGACGGGCTGTTCGCCCCAACGATGGTTATGTGACCACCGATGAAGTTTTTCTTCATCACGGTGTTTCCGGCGAATCTGCTTTTGACATCAACCAGCCCTTTGAGGCGCGGCGTGTCCCGAAGCATCGGGGAAATTCTATCTTTGGAAAGCGTCTGGCCCATATCGAGGGTAGGTTGCATACACATGATGGGGGCCGGGGCGTAGTCCATGTAGTAGGCCAGCACGTTCAAAATGAACGCATCGGTTTTCCCGATCTGTGCCGCCGACATTACCACTACTTCCCGGACGTGCGGATCACCGATGGCATCCATAATGGCCCGCTGGTACGGAGCCTTATCTGTGTGCCATCTGCCCGGTTCCGCGCTGGACTCGGAGGACAGCACCCGGTACTTGTCCGCCCACTGGCTGATTGTCAGCGGCGGTGGCGGTTTCAGCTTTTGCAGAATGACCGCAAACAGCTTAACCGTCTGCGGCTCCATCTTTACGATGATGTTCTTTTTCTTCGGCACTTTGTTCACCCCGCCTTACGCACTCCGGGAACATACAGATAATGAGCTTCTGGTGGAGTCTTTTACCCCACGGGCAATGCCTGCACTTGCGCCACGGTTTGCCCGGTTTAGGTTCCGTCGTCTGCATCTTCATCTTCCTTTGGCGATTCCAACGCCGTTTCGTAATGCGAAAACTCGTCCAGAATTTCATAGAACGTGTCCCGCAACACGTCCTGTATCTCGTCCTCGTTGCCGCCCAGCTTCGCAATACTGGGAGCAAGTTTGTTCGGAAGAGCCATCATGCGGGAACGCAGGTTCATTAGCATGGTGCTCAAGCCCAGCATGATGTCCTGTTTCCTGTACAGCTCGCCGCTCTTGACTTTGTTTTCCTGTTCCGCTGCAATGCGCTTTTCGCGCGTCAGCTTTGCCCTCTCTTCGTTCAGGTCGGCTTTGCCGTCTGCGTTGCCCCGCAGGAAGTTGATATATCGCCGTACATTGGGCCACAGTTCATACAGGCCAGGGGCGGCTTCTATCAAAATGCCCTCTTCCCGGAGCTGCCGCACCCGGCGTTCCGAAAGGTCAAGGCAGTTTGCCATCACCTTTACCGTGTAAAGTTTCATCGGCATCCACCCCCTCGGCATCCGGGCCGTCCATGTCAGCCACCCCCGTTGCTCTGATCTTGGCAATATCCAGGCGTTGTACTTCAAGATCGTACCGTTTCTCGAACTCTTCACCCTGCCGCAGTTGGCCTATCAGCGTTGCGATTCTGCCAGATACTTTGTACAGTGCCTCTTGCAGTTTCTCCCGCCGGGTGAACGCGCTGTCCTTGTTGTACAGGCCCATCTTCTGCTCTGCGCCGTCGGTGCGCTTTCCGCCCTCGGACTTTCCAGGGCGGCGCATATCCGTCAGTGTCGCAATGTAAAGATCATCGTCTGCGCACTCCGAATATTTTTCGAGTGCGGCCAGAATTTTTTTCTGCCTATACCGCAGGACTCGCAACTCAAGCAGAGTGTTTTCTTTTGCCCCGGTCGGCAGATTGTCAAGCCATTTCTTTTCTTCATCGGACAACTTATCAAAAAAGACGGCACTATATGCGCCGTCTTTTTCTGCGTTCTTATTTTCCCGCGGCGCGCCGCCGTGGTTGCCCTTGGCATTTTTCTTTCCCTTGCTGTTTCTGTTTCCGGGCTGGCCGCCTCGCTTGCGCTCTAGTGACTCGTCCCATTGGTCAATACGCTTCCAGTTTCGCACTGTCCCATAGGGTACGCCCACCCGATCCGCAAACTCTTTGAGATTTATTTTTTCGCCCGCCCGCCGTCGTTTGATGTACTCGGCCTTGGCGGTGTCACGCTGGCTGTTCCGCGCTGGCATCCAACATCACCCGCACCTCGTTTCCAAAATCTGCGCAAAAGAAAAAGCCCCACGACTTGCGCCGTGGAGCTTTGCTTACTTATCACTGTACTAATTATATCAGAAAAAGTGCATCACAAAACATCATTTCAAAAATTTCTTCAAAAAATCCCCCCTTGCTTTTTCCAGACCCCCTTCGAGGAAGCCTAAAAATCCCCTCATACCTAGAAAAATTTCGCGCTTTCGGACCCGCACCGCCGAAAAACGCCTCCGGCAGTACCTAAAGGGGGCCGGGGCGGCCCGTCGGCCTCATCGGGCAGGCCGCCGACGGCTGGCGGGGCCGGGGCGGCGGGTCGTCGTCGAGGTTGGCGGCCAGGGCGAGGCCGGGGAAGAAAGGGGGTTGGGGGATAGATAGGGCAGTACATAGCCTCTTAGCCTTGCCCCTACTGGCAAAGCTATATCCCGTTAGGTGGAGAATCTGACCCCTCCGGCGGCGGGCCATTGCAAGGCCGCGGCGGGGCTGATCTGCTGGCCGCCGCGGTCATCGTCGAGGCGGCGCAGGTTGAGCAGGGCGCAGGCGGCAGGCGGCGCGGTCTGCTGCTGTATGCGGCGGGGTAGATGGGGCGCAGATGGTGCGGCCTGCTGGCGTGGTGATCTGGTGCAGGTGGTGCAGGGCGGCGGCGCAGGTGGTGCGCGTGTCGCTGGTCTGCTGCTGGCCGTCGTGGTCATCGTCGAGGCGGCGCAGGTTGAGCAGGGCGCAGGCGGCGCGGCATCATCTGGCAGGCCGCCCACGTTGAGCGCGACCAGTGCAAAAAGAAAAAGCCCAGGGCGGCGGCGCAGGTGGTGCGCGTGTCGCTCTGGGCTTGTGTCGTCGGTGCTGGTCTGCTGCTGATCCGGCAAGGCCACGGCGGGGGACATTTTGCCGTTTGCCGGAGGGGTCAGATTCTCCACTTTACCGGGTAGTGCTCTAGGTGTAGGGCTAGAACTTAGTGAGTTATAGCCTCCCCAGTAACCCCCTATAATCCCCCTTCTTCCCCACAGTTTTGGCCGTCCACGGATTCCGGGCCGGACGGATCGCCCACGGTGAGCGGCTGGCCCTCTGCCTGCATCCTGGCGCGCACGGCCTGCAAGATGTAGCCTTGCACGCTCTGGCCGCAGGCGGCAGCAGCGGCGCGGATTGCGGCGGCCTCTTCTTTTGGCGGCTTCAAATTGAGCTGTGCGCACTTTGCCAAATAGCGATTATTCGTTATTTTTTTCTTTTCCGAAATTCCCATTTTTCGGCTCCTTTCCTCGGACTCTAAGAAGTATTATACCAGACCTGGCCGCATTGTACCATGTGCAATCTGCACAGCATGGTACAATGTTTTTTGTGCAAAAAGTAGATTGCATGGTACAATGCTTGACACAGTGGCGGCAGCATGGTACAATGCAGCCACAGCAAGCGAAACGGCACACGGTCGCAGGGCTTGCCGTCAAAATCAAACGGAGGAACGTATAATGCTCAACTTTGCAACCATGAACCGCCCCGAAATGATTGCCGCTCGTCGGTCGATCCGTGACAATTTCGACACGCTGGCCGCCATCTACTCCGACACCCGCGACGCTGGCCCCGCCGCCACCGTCAAGGAGCTTGCCCAGAAGATCGGCAAGCCTGCGGCGCTTGCGACCATTGCCAACCTCGTGAACTCCACCAGCCGTTTTGATGGTCGAGTTTCTACCGCCTGCCATGCGTGGGCGGAGTCCATCGACGGCGCGGCCGCTCCCGCAGACCTCGACCGCATGGGAATCTATTCGAGCATCCACCCCGCCCACATCAGTCAACTTGCAGAAGAGGCCGCCAGCCTGTGACAGATAGGAGAAGCGCACATGAACAAGCATTTTTTTGAGCTCTCGCCCCGCACTCGCCGGATCATCTGGGCCGCCCTGCTGGCTCGCTGGCAGGCAAAGCAGGCATGAACCCCAGGCCGGACACCTTGACGGGCCGCACCGTAAAGCGACCCGATCCCACCACCCCGGCAGTAGTCGGGAGAAAGTCGAACATCTACCCACAGTACAGGAGGTTTTACAATGCGCAAGCTGAAAAAGATCGTTACCGCCGCGGCTCTGGCCGCCGCAATGCTGGCAGGTGCACCCCGCACCGCTGCCGCCTGCCCCTACACCCCCGGCCCCCTGGGTCGCTACATTGTCCCCGCTCAAGTGTTGGGGATGTACGCCGACGGCGACGGCGTGCAAGTCTGGTGCACCGACCTGGGCGACGGCTGCGACTGGTTTTTTACCGTCGATGCAAAAACCGACCTGCGGATTTATGACCGCGTGCAACTCGTCGTGGAGGACAACGGCACCCCGGAAGATTTTTCCGATGACCGCGTTGTTGATGCGCTTTACTGTCACGACTGCGACGACGTGGACGACTAACCGCCGCCGGATGCTCTAGCAGGGTTGCACCGTAAAGCAGCCCCGCCCCATCTACCCGGCCCCGCCGGGATGAACCACAACCAAAACACAGGAGGTTTTACCACTATGACGAATGAAGAAATGATTTTGAAGAGCGTGCAAGCGCACTTGACCCCCGCCCAGCGGCACGAGATCGCCGCCGCGGCATACACCCCGGAGCAGATTGCCCACGCCGTTGAGCATATCCCGGACGGCCTCGACGCGCTGGCCGCCTCTCAAGTCCACACTTTCGCATGGTGGAAAGACAACGGCAAGAGCGTGAAGCGGGGAGAAAAAGCCCTGTTCACCTGCCCGCTGTGGAAGTACACCGACAAGCCCAGCAAGGCCCAGATCAAGGCGGCAGAGGCCGCAGGCAAAGAGGTACAGCCCGCGGCCCACTATTACCCCACTACGTCGTATATGTTCAGCGTGTTACAGGTGGAGAACAGCAAACCCGCCCCCGCTGGCCGCTTTAAGAGCATCGACGAGATCAAGGCATACAACAAGATGCTGGCAGAGCAGCGGCGCGCCGCGAGAGTTTCCACCGCCATCAAGACCGCCGCGGAGGCAATCGCCCAGGACGTTACAACAGAGGCACGGCAGGCAGCGCAGCAGGCAGCCGCCCGCGTTGTCGTGGCCGTGGAAGAACACCACGAGCTGCCCGAACTCGTAGAGGCTCCCCAGCCTGCCGCCAAGAAGAGCAGCAAGCCCCGGAACCCCGACGCAATCCAGATCGTTCTCCACAACGACCCGAACAGCATCATGGAGATCATTCTTCCCCAGTTTTTCCCCTGCTCCGCTGCCAGACTCAACCAGCTTATGAAGTTGGTGCAGGCGGACGCGGCCCACGCCGACGAAAACACCGCCGCCATCATCGACGCATTAAAGCGGATCGGCGCATTGTCGGACAGCAAGACCCGCGAGGCTTGCACAAAAAACCTTGCCGCCCTGGGCGCTTGCAAGGTCGAGAAGAACCCCGTGAAGATCCCCAGCAAGCCGGAACTTTTTGAAACCGTTTTGACTTACCAGGATCGCAGCCGCCACCGTCACACGGTCGAGGGATTCCGCGTTGAGCGTTGCGGCTATACGTTCTTTGTCACCCGTGAGATCATCCCGCAGAGCATAGCCCAAAAGTGCAAGGTTCGCCGCTGGAATATCGTCGAGTCCCGCAGCGGTCGATCCGTTGCAACTATGATGCACTCGAAAGCAGAGTGTGCCGACTGGCTTTGGAAAAAGTTCGACCCGGAAACACTCGCAAAGATCAACCTTGACGCAATGGAGCGCGAAAAGCTGGCCGCCCCGCTGGAAGCAATCGGAACGGCAGTATAAAGCGGACACCCCAGCAGGGCCGCACCGCACGAAAGCGGCCCCGCCCCAGCCCATACGGGCCACACGAAAACGAAAAGGAGCTGTTACAATGATTCCCGAAAAAATCCGCCAGCGCCAGCGCGCAGAACTCGCCGCCATTCACCGCCTAGAGGCCGCAGGCTACACGGTCGAGGGATGGAACCACACCACCAGCCTTTGTACCGTCGCCCGCCTGGACGGCTTGAACACGAACCACGACAAGAGCGAATTTTTGAGCTTTCCGACGTGGCAGGCTGCCGCCTCCGCTCTTCTGGGTTGACCGCCCGCGGATACTCTGCCAGGGTTGCACCGCACAAAGCAGCCCAGGCCCACCGCCCCGCCGGGGCATAACGAAACGAACACAGGAGGCTTTATACTATGATGACTTCATACCAGTTGACCCACCAGCACACCGCCGATCTCCATTACTGCGGCCCCGACAGCGCAGGCCGTCCGATCATCGTTGACGTAGCGGAGATCACCGCAGGCCATTTCGAGATTGCGGCGTTCTGGGGCAACGGCGACGAGATCGAGAGCGACGAGGTGGAGGACATCGACACCGCGCGCCGCCTGTACTCCGAACTGCTCCGCAAGCTCACCGCACCCAAGCCCCAGCAGGCCGCCGCAAAGCCCCTCACCGGGAAGTATGCCAAACTCCGCGACGATCTGAAAGCCGCACTCGCTGCGGGGCGCACCGTCGAGGACGACGACCCAGAGGACGGCGGCGCGTGCAACTTTGATGCGGCCTCTCTTCTGCTCCCCAGGTGGAAAGAAGCACTCGTGGAGCAGGCCGCGCAGGAGGCCGGGACAGGCTGCTTTACATGGAGCCTGTTCGGCAAGAAGCGGTTTGTGTTCCGCCCCAACACGAACGGCCAAGCGAACGCCCGGAGCCGCAACGCCGAAGCAATGACAGACGCACTTGCCCGGATTGGCTACCAAGCGTTTTGTTATCAGCAACTCGATTGACTCCAGGCCGGACACCTTGACGGGCCGCACCGCAAAGCGACCCGATCCCAGCCGCAAGGCATAACGAACCACGAAAACGAAACGGAGGATTTTATATTATGGCAACTTACACGATCAACGAGAACACCGCCCGCCTCTCTCACGAAATGCGCTCTTTCAGAGACTACCACGCAGGCAGCGCAACGGCGGAGTACGAGGCCCAGGTGGCCCAGGCCGCCGCCATCTTGGAGCAGGTCAAGGCCAAGTGCTTCACCGAAGAGCAGAAAGAGCGGGCCGAATACCTGTTCGACCGTTACGCCAAGACGCTGGCAGAGGCCACCAACAAGGAAAACGAGATCGGCACGCGCTGCCCCAGCGTGATGATCTGCGGCGCGGGCAACTTCCCCGTGCGGAAGAAAGAGAAGCAGATCAAAGCATTTGAGGCCAACCGGGAGAACTGGCGCAAGGCTGAACACTATCTCGACCAGCTCAAGAGAGCGCACACCCTGGCCGTGAAAGACTCCGATCCCGAAGTGCTGGACTTTCTGCGGGCCAAGCTGGCAGGTCTGGAAGCCGGACACGAATTGATGATCTCCGCCAACGCATACTACCGCAAGCACAAGACGCTGGACGGTTTCGAGGGTATCCCCGAAAAGACGCTTGCCTGGATCACGAAACCTGGCGTTTACATGGCAGGTGTGCGGAACGGCGACGGCTCCCCGCTGGCGTTCCACGGCAAGCCGTTCCCCACCTACGAACTGACAAGCAGCAAAGCCACCATCAAGCGGGTGCAAACACGAATCGCAAAGATCGAGGCTGCCAAGGCTGCCGCCCCGGTGGAGGACGAGCGCGACGGTTACACCTACAAAGAGGATCAGGAGTCCATGCGGGTTCAGCTTATCTTCCCCGGCAAGCCCGACGACGAAACCCGCGACGTACTCAAGCACAACGGTTTTCACTGGTCGCCCCGCAACGGCGCATGGCAGCGGCAACTAAACGACGCTGGCAAGTATGCCGCACACCGGGTCATGGAATTTCTTGACGGCAACGAATAACGAAAACAACGGACACCCCAGCAGGGCCGCACCGCACAAAAAGCGGCCCTGCCCCAGCCCGAAAGGGTTTCAAGTCGAATATTTCTAATCAAGCTAAGCAAGCCAAGTATTCAAGCTAATCAAGCTAAACGAATTTGGAGGTTTTTACATGGCAAACGAAAATAGCAGCAACGAATCCGGCGGCGGTCTGCGCACCGTCACCCTCACCAACGTACAGTGGAACAAGCTGTACATCTATCTGCTCACCACAACGAATTACCGCAAAGAGCAGATCAGCGCATGGGAAGAGCTGGCGCGCAAAACGAATTCCGACGGTTCCCCGGAATACCCGAACGCCGCAGGCAACGCAGAGTATCTCCGCGAATTGGAACGCGACCTGTCCGAGATTGTCCAGAAAATTTGCTAATGGCATCGGCCCCGGTTCCCCGCCGGGGCATTTCATGCTATACTGTCATTAACGAAATGGAGGTATTTCTGTGAACGAAATGCAGACTTTTTATCCCTGGTGCGTGGTTGCTGCCTTTTCTGACGGTTCCCGGCTCACGTTCGGCGGTTCTACCGAAGAGCAGGCCCGCAGCGCAATGGAAGCCGCCAGCAACGAGCACGGTGAAATATCCTGGTGGGATCATGTCACCGACACGAATTATGTTGACGGCCAGTATTACCAACTCCTGCCCGACCAGCCCACGCTTCACGTCGTCGATCTGGCAGGGTATGACGGCCCTGTTGACGAAAACGGTTTTCCTGCTGGTCTGCCGGAAAAAATCGCCCGGTATGCTGTGGAGCACGGAGCCGCAGAGGATGAAGCCCAGGTCATTGTCAGGATGCACGAAAGGTGGCGGCGCACATGAACATTCTCCCGGAAGAGTGGCAGGCCATTTTGAAGAAAAGCCTATCCGATACGTTCCAGCGTGATCAGATTATTTCGGGGGACGAACGCCTGCGCAGTCTTGAATCCGCTGTGCAGAAGAACATCTGCACGCTCCACGATCTCCCGCCTGACGATGTTGTTGTTTCTGGCCGCAAGGATGCGCCCGGCGTGTTTACTTTCATCATCACAGAACGAATGCCGGAAATTGTATTTACTTTTGACGCAGACTCTTTTCACGAACACGAATAACGAAAACTCCCTCGACGGAATTACCCGCCGGGGGAGTTTCTTTTGTTCCTATTCGCAAGTTGTTTTTCCAGGGAGCTTTTCGCTCTCGCGGAAGTCCCCACTTTTACGCGCGCACAAATCCGGCATCATCATAGCCTTTAATGTTTTTCCGGCACACGAATTTTGCCGCCGCCTGTCTGGGGCTTTTCATGGCGTTTTGATAGATTTTCTATCACGAATCTGCCTTTGTGCTTTTCCTGCTGTTTTTAATCGCGCGCGTCATACGCGCGCAAGAGGATTTCTTCTGCCATTGGCATTTCGTCCAGCATCGGGCCGAGAATGGCAAGTGCGACCTTTTCTTTCCGCTGGGCGGTGATCTCCTTTACCCCCAGTTCCGCCGCAATGCTCGTCCAGCCTCTTTGTAACGATTTTTGCGTGTAAACGTACCGCCCACGCAGAATGATTTTGTAATCACCGTTCATACGGTCTAATTGGTCACGAATATTATCCCTGTCAGCCAGCAAAACGCCCCTGCGCACCAGCAGGCGGTTTTCCGTGCGTTTGTATTCCTCGCTGCTGTCGGCCAGCTTCACGGCCAGCGACGCAGTGCTGTCGCCCGGAGTGGTTCCATGCGGCATCCCGTCCATGTCCATGCCCTTGATGGGGTTGTAGCGATCCTGCAACTCTGCAAGTTCTCTGTTTACGTCATAGAGCTGTGCTTCAATCCCGCCCAGGTAACGCAAAATCATTTTTGCTTCTTCTGCCTGCATTTTACCCTCCCGCGTTTTGCTCTGTTAGAATTTTCCGAAAACCGGGCCTGCGCCCGGTTCGGCTGCTACCTCGACGCTTCCGCCCATGATCTCCGCCGCCTTGCGGCCAAGCATGGTATGCGCCGCATACTCACCGTCAACGGCCCATTCCAAGAACTGCTCATAGTTCCTGCGAACCTCTTCCACGGCTGCATTGATCTGCGCCCGGTCGTAGCCCATTTCGTTTAAGCCCTCCACGAAATAGCGGATCGCCAGGTCGCCAGCATCCCGGCGTTCTGCCAGCGCGTCTTTTTCATGCTGCTTTCGCGGGTACTCTCCCGCCGGGAGAACAAACGACCTGTCCAGCATCGGTTCCGTGCGCTCTCTAAGTAACTGCCGCGCGCGGGTCTGCCCCAGCACGGCGCGCTCTGTTGTGTACACGTCGGCGCGGTTTTTCATGGCCGCCGTCAAACGGTCAAGCGCGTCCTTGTCAAATTCCAGTACATCAAAGGCCGCAATGATGGTGCAGTAGCGCAGTACCTCGTCTGTGGCCTTTCTGTTATCCATGATATTCTTTTTCGTGCTGATTTTCGATGTCGCGCAACGGCTGACAGAATTTCGCACCATCATGCGCTGTACTGCCGCGTTCGGTCTAGCTTTCATGGTTTATCCTTTCTGCTTTGCAAGCTTCTTCCACGCCTTGATCTCCGCCGATGTGTCAGGCGTGATGTGTTCGACAAATTTCCATCCCCGCGGCTCTGCCACAAGGTCGATGAACAAGCGGCGGCGGTAAATATAATCCCGCTGCTGCCGCCTGGTAAATTTACTTTTCACCTCCACAACCTCCGTTGTGCCGTCTGCATAGGTCAACACAAAGTCAGCTGTGTATCTGGCCGCCGGGAGTTTCACATTTCCGTATTCCTTTTCCGGGAGCAGGGAAAACGCCCGGTGCGTTTCCACGTTGACGATCTGCCCCCGCTGTACTTTCGGCAGGATCACGCCCATGTAGTAGTTATACTCGCCGCGGGAGTCAAATTCCATGCCTGCGGTTTCTGCAATGCTTGCCGCCGTAGCCATTGACGGCGCAGCAGGTGCTTTTTTCTGGCCTCTGGCCGCGATCTGCGCTTCCGCCTGGGCGCGGATGCGTGGCGGCAGGTCGGAAAGTTCAAGCCTCACGCTCAAGGTTGATTCCTCCTGTTCTTCATCCCGGTTTCTTTGCGGTACAGGCGCACGATCAGATGGCGGGTGCTGTTTCCTGTGATGATGGGTTCGCAGTAGTGCAGGGTATAGCCTGGGTACATTTTCTCCCAGAACGCACGATCTTCCAGACGGTTTTCGCAAACGTCCTTGAGTTTTCCGCGGCTCATTTTCCCATCGTTCGGGCGCGGCATTTTGGGCGGTTTCAGCCCGCGGCTCTGCCGCCAGTGCCGTTTGCACCGAACATTTTTCACGATATACTTTGCAAGGCTCGTGATGTACCCATGGTCAAAATGCAGCGGTTCGCACCGGGCCATTCCACGGTCGCCCCATGCTTTTTCTACCATTTCGCGGGTAAGCCCCTCGGTGTGTTGCATAACGATGTGGTGATGGTGTCTGCCAACCCACTTTCCGTCAATATACGTCGTATACTCTGCCACTTCCGCCCATCCTGGGTGTGTGATTCCGGCCTTGTCGCACATACGGTACAGCTTTTTCATCGCGGCAGAAAAATCCTTGTCCACGCGCTCCATGTCGCCAGGGGCGGGCAGATGGTCGTTGTCGTAGGTGTATGTAACGGAGTAGTCCGTTCTGTGGAAATTGCGCTGGATCAGCAGTTCCAAGTATCGCCCGGACTGCCGGAAATTGTATGCTTCTTTTGCAATGGAGCTGGCAAGTTCTTTCTTCTTGCGGGTGCTGGCCTTGTGCTGCTGTTCCGTGATCTCGAAAAAGTCAACCTGCATCGTTTCAGCCGTGGCGTAATCTTTGCCGCAGATGAATTTTTGCTCTCGCACTCTGAAACCGCCTGCCATACTCTCTACGTCCCTCCTTCCGTTCACGTCATGGAACTTTCTTTATCTTGACCCACAAACGAAAGAGGGGAACGATGCAGAGGAACAACGCCGGGCCGCGTTCCCTTTGCCCTCTATTCCGATAAGCTGCCGGAACGCCGCCCTCGTTTTCCCTCTGCACTCCCTTTCCCCGCCGGGGGTAGGTGCATCGTTTCGCTCTTCTTTCTCGTCGTGTCCCTTAACTTAGCTTCCGTATACAAGCCCCTTGCCGCCTCGTCAGGGCGGCTATTTAACGACGGACTACTATGTATAATATATAATGTAAGAGGCTTGCTCTTCGGCGGTTACTTTTTCTTGAGGAAACCGCCAATGATTTTCTTGTATTCCTTGCTACACTCCGGGCAAAGGTCGCGCTTGCGGCCATGGTCGTCTGTCACTTCTTCCCAGTCCCTCGTCATACGTTCGCGGACACTGTTCATGGTGCTGCACATATCCGTCGGCGCAAACATGGTCTTGCCGCATTTGTCGCAGGTATACTCGACCCCATCCCTAGTCATTTTCATCTTTCCTTTCTTTCCATTCCTGGCAGGTGTTCTCCGGGTCGGTAAAATCCGCCCGGTGTTCAGATAAGCCGTTGAAGCATACCCACGAGAAACTGTCATGCCATGCGCAGGTGGAGCAATTTTCTTCGCTGTGTTCCATTTACTCTTCCTCCAATTTTGTTCCGCATACCGGGCAGAAGTTCAGGTCGAATGTTCCATGCGTCATTGTCCCGATGTTCTTCCCGCGCCGCTGGTATCCATGCACCAAAGCCGCCTTATACATCGGTTTTTCTCCCTGTCGCCAGTTTATTTCACTCTTGTCCACCTTTTTCATGCAGTACAGAAACTCGCAAAAATCACAGTGCTGTTTATTCTCGTTCACTCTCGCTCCTCCCAGTTCCAGCAAGAATCTTCCGGGGTCGTTCTGGGTCTTTTTTCCAGGTCGTTGAAGCACGTCGTATCTCGCAAATGCCACCTGCAAAACTCGCAGCTTTTGTGTATGATGATTTTTGCGCCGCATTCCGGGCAGTGCTTAAACGTGTACTCGCAAAGTTCTTTTTCCCCGTCATCCGGGTCAATCTTGATTCGCTTCCAGTCCTCAATATGGATTCCGCACTTGTGGCAGATAAATTCGTCGCAATCCAGGTAGTCCATATTTTCGTTGTACGTCAGCGGTTGCAAGCTCTCCGCAGTTATGGTCGGTTCAGCTTCCAGGCTTCCCATAATCAACTTCACCACGTCGATCTTAATTTTTCCATACGTCAGTTCGCCCTTCAAGGCGCACGCTATGTTTTTGAGCACCTGCTCAAAGTGGTTTGCGTCAACCAACCGTTTTTCTTTCACTCTTGCCTTCCTCCTTTGGTTCATACTCTCCCGACAGCACCAGCGCCATTGCCTCGCAGATTATCGTCACCTTGACGCGCTCCCAGTTTTCCCACGGGATGTCTTTTGGGCGGTCTTTGCGCTGACCTGCCGTTTTCTGCATAATCATCTGTCGCATTTCCATACAGGCTTCTTTCAGTGCCGGATAGTTTGCCTTTAGGCCGCCCATTTCCATGAAGTGCCACATAGTATCCAGCATCGGATTTTCCCACGGTTCAGGTTTTACCATCGGTTTTTGCCTTTCTCTTGGGCGGTCGTTTCTTCGGTGCTTCCGGGACTGTAACCACAACGTCCTTTTGTTTCTGCTGCTTTTCCATTTCCGCCGGGATGGCTTCAACCAGATTTCTAAAACTCTGTAAGGTTTGAAGTGCCTGCATCTCGAACACAAGCCGCGCCAACTCTTCCGGCGTTCCCTGCTGGATTGAGTGACCGTCCGGGTATATCGTTATCGTCATTCCGTACCATCCTTTTCTTTCAGTTCCACTTTCGGCATCGGCTGATCTGAACGGTTGAGCGGGGAGAAGAAGTCGTTCCACATCCCGCCCTCCGGGAAGTCGTGCCACGCCAGGGCATAACGGATCGCCAGCCATACGGATTCTGCCCGGTATGCTTCTTTCAATGTGAACTGGATAGAAGCTGTCGGCACATTCTGCGCCCAGAGCGCGCGCAACCCCGCCCGCATACGGTCGCGGAGTCGCATACACTTGTAAAAGTCCTGCTCGTGATCCCGGTTGAATTTCTTCCGTTCCTCGGTAGTGTGGCACTCTTTCTCCATCTGCTCCACATAGTCCCAGCAGCAGACCTCATTCGTGAAGTCCTCGAACTGCCCCATCCGCAGGCGGAGATATTCTTCACACGCTTGCTTTACTGCTTCCGCCGTTTTCCTGCTCATGGTTATGGTTACGGTTTCCACATCCGCCGGGGGTGACTTTCTTTTCTGTGCCATGCCGATTCTCCTTTCCGCCGGGCCATCCACGGTGCTGTCCGTGTTCAAACTTTTTCACCATTGCGGCTACCTGAATCGCTTCCACTGCCAGATCGACCGCCATTTCACGGATTTCTTGAAGCTCTTCCCGCGAAATTGTTTTGTTTGCCTTGACGGCGTTCCACATTCTCTTTTTGACGTGGAGTTCCAGTGGCATAAGTGCCTGTTCAACTTCTTCCAGCTCTTCCCGGACGATGTTCTGGCCCTCGTGCGGGCTGGCAAAAGGCCGGAAGCGCTTGTTTGCAGCGTTCAGTTCCTTGTTTACCAGCTTGCGAACGTCACTTTTGATTACATCCATCTTTCTTCCTCCGTTTATCTGTCCATGTTTTCCAGCCAGTAGATGATTCCGACCCAGAAGCCGATCATTTGAAGCACCCGATCTCCCAGTGTACGGTGCTTCTTCTTTTTCTCAAGCTGCTGTGTCAAAACTGCAATCTGCTTATTTGCAACAGCTTTGCTGATCTCTGCTTTTTCCTGTTCGTTCTGAACCTTTCTTTTCAAGAGGTAGATTTCTCTTTCCTGGCAGGCGCAAACGCTTTCCTGCGCCTTGAGTTTTTCCCAGAGCATAGCATTCACGGCCTCAGTTGTTGCCTTTTGGCTCTGTCTGATCCGTTCCATTTGCAATGCTTGACCGTTCCAACTTGGATTGTTGTCTTTCATCAGATACGGCGCATTGTACGTCAGTGTTACTTGTTTTTGCGGCATTGGGGCTGTCCAATACCACCTTGCGCAACACTCGACAAGCATCTGATCCATTGTCATTGCGTGTTTCTGTTCGTACTCCCAAACCCTGCTGTTAATAATCGTTCGTACCAGATTTGCGCTTTTTGCGTCCGCCTTTATTCCCCACTCGACCAGTTCCTCGAATTTTTCTGCTGGGAAAATGTTATCTATGAAAAGCTCTGCGAACTCTTTTGCCCCGTCCGATTCCAGGTAAATCCCATCGTGGGCCATAGCCTCGTTATTGAGAAGCTGTACAGCAAAGACCCCTGTTTCTTTGAACCGTTCAATGTCAATTTCCGGCACAACGTATATATTCATTCCGTTGCCCCCTCGTCTTTGACCTTGAGACCCAGAAAATCGGCTACGCCATAGCTTCCGTCGCCGCAGAAGTGGCACTCATACAGCGTCGGTTCCATGACTTCTTCCGGCTTTTTCTGCCTTACGGCCCGGTACATCATGTCCATTACAAACCGCTGGTTGCTCTTTTCTCCGCTGGTTGAGCATTCCACATACTCTTTGCCGCACAGGCGGCACTTGTATATAGCGTCAAGTCTCTTCATCGTCCGCCTCGGTTTCCTCGTTGCCTCCTGTCGGCCAGCACTGGCGCGTTATGTCCACCGTGCCGTCCTTTAAGCCCTCCACGCGCAGGAGCGTCAACGCTTCCAGAAGCGAATCCCGCAGGGCCTCTTTCACATCCGGCTGCATGATCGCTGCCCGGACAGAAAATCCGTCCTTTACTACGATGTACTTTTCACCCTGGCTGGATGTCCGCAGATAGAACGCCATGTACGCAGAGTTTGCAAATTCACCCTGCAATGGGGCCAGATCGTCGGCGGTGGCAATGGCGATCACGTTCTTTTGCTCGTCCGTCAGCAGGCGGAGTTCCTGGCCGTGAATCGACACGTCAATGTCCATCGTCACCAGCCGGATTTCTCCCTCCACACTGTCGGTCAGGTTGTATCCCTCAAGCCATGTTGCGTCCTCGTCGGTGAAGTCGTTGTAGGCGATATTCTCCATCGTCTTAGGGCCGATGCCAAACATCATAGCGGTTTCGTCCCGGTCAATGGGCTTCGGGTAGCCGTTCAGGCGGTAGATTCCATGTGCCGTCATAATCCATACTTCACGCAGCGGGCCGACGTAGTGAACGCCGCACACCCCGCTTGCCTTGATGTTCTTTGCGATAGCTGCAAGTCTCATTTTCTGATTACCTCCACGTCCGGCTTTTCGGTCTCTCTGAATCTCGGATAAAACGTCATTGCGCACATCCTTGCTTCATGGAGTGCGGCCTTTACACTTGCCGCATCGAGTTTGTACGGCAGATACATTGGTTGCTTCGTGTAGCTGTCGATTCCGTGCAGGGCTATGCTATATCTTTCCATTGTTTTCTCCTTTCCTTTTATTTTTCTCTGCGGGCAATCCCGGAATCGAACCGGGCGGTGGGCCTGTCCCTTGCTCATAAAAAAGGAGCCGCCGCGTGGGCGGCTCCTTAAAAACTTAGTTGATGCCGTTGATAATGGGGATGCTGTTGCCGTCGCCAACGTAGGTAGGCAGTTCGCCGTTCCACAGGGAGTCCACGTTGGTGATCTTGTAGTATTCCAACAAGTTACTATTCAAGCTGTCATTCAGCGCACGGTTCGCCTCAGCCTTTTTCTCGGCTACATACAACTCCGCATCTGCTGCCACCTTGGATTTTTCGGCCTCGGCATTTGCGGCGATCAGGTCAGCGTCCGCCGTGGCCTGGGCCTCGACGCGGCGTTTTTCTGCGTCCGTTTCCGCCTTTTCCTTTTCCTGCTGGGCTTTTACCTTTGCCTCCACCGCATCGGTGAATGTGTCGGTGAAGTCAAAATTCGTCACGGAAATGTACTGCAAGTCGATGTTGTACTCTGTCAGCACCTCGCGGAGTTTTGCATCCATCTGCGCCGCTACCGCATCCCGGTTTGAAATGAGGCTGCTTGCATCGTAGTGCGCCACCACCGCTTTCACCGTTTCCAGCACGCGGGGAGTAATCAACGTGTCCTCGTACTTCTTGCCAACGGACTTATAAATCGTCATGGCGTTGGCCTGGTTGATACGGTAGCCAACGGATACGCTTGTTGAGACCTCCTGAATGTCAGAAGAGAACGCAGATAAATCCATGCTCATTTCCTGCACCCGGTTGTCCATCTTCACGATGGACTGCCAAGGCTGTTTGAACACAATACCTGCGTCCTTTGTGCCGTCCTCGACTTTGCCAAATGTCGTAACGATGCCCGTATAGCCAGTAGGGACGTAGGACACGCAGGAAATGCCGATCATAACCACAGCGACCACCGCCGGGATAATCGCGCTGTTCTTGTACTCTTTTGCCAGGAGCAACACTGCCAGCGCAAACAGTGCGGCGACCACGCCGATGATGAAGAAAATCATATTTCCTCGCTTTCGCTCATTCGTTTATGTACGGGCGGAAGTTCGGTTGAATCTGATCGTGGCATGTACGGCCACCATTCATCACATTTCATGTCATTCGTCCTTTCCAGGTTTGAAGTCCACAAAATGTCCTTCCTCGTCTATCTCGAACTCGTCTGCGTTCCATGCTTCTCTGCAAGACGGACAGAACGCCGTCATACAGTCAATCGGCCCACCTACGTCTTTCGTCCTTTTCTTCAGGAGTTTTCCTCTTTTACCAAGCACCCGGTCATAAGAGAACGCCCAGTGTTCCGATACGATAATTTTCCCGCCGCAGACAGGACAGGCTTTACGTTCTATGCCTTCTTTCATTCGATTCTTCCTATCTCGTCGCCCCATGCGTCCCATCCGGGGCAGCGGTTACGGGCGAAAAGTTCTATCCGTGGCACGTCGCCCATCAGTTCCACGATACGCCGCCTGGTTTCATCCGGCTTTGCGCTGTGTGCTTGAATCGGTGACTCTATCACTTGATGTACGGCATGGTTTTTGATCTGGGCTGCTGCCTTGAATCCGGGTGTCACGCCCAGCAGGCAAATTTCTGCGTTTGCCCTTGTGTACGCTCCCATGCCCCAAAAATTCGTGTTGCTCTTGCGATTTTTCTTGATCCAGACAAAGGCGCAGGTCTTGTACTCAAACCCCCACGCCTCCATAACTCGCAGAGCGTCGGCAATTTGTGGGAATGTGGCCCACATGAAGCACGCCGTACCCCCCCCCGCTAGGCTGTGGACAGGCAGTGCGCAGATGTCGTCCGTCGTCATGGTGTGGTAATGCTGTGCTGCATTGCCCCGGCTTTTCGGCCCTGTTCCGCACTGGCGGTAGCTCCACGGTGGGTCAGCGTATATCACGGAATACTTTTTATCCGGCAAGATCATCTTCTGTTCTCCTTACAAATCGTATGAATAATCTTGGATGTACGGAGGAAACAGCACCTCTCCCAGTATCGGCTTTATTCCCTGCGGGCGTTTCTCTACATCCACCCGGTAATCTTCCAGCAGCATCGTTTCTCCACAGAATGGACACTTTTTTGGTAGCTTTTCATTCGGGATGCCACCTCGCTGATTGTGGCTTATTTCCGTTGTGCAGTAAACGCACCTGTATTTTAGCGCAATTTTCACTGGCGCATTTTCTTCAAAGCTAACTGGAAACCGTTTTTCTTTTGGATATATCTTGTTGTCATAGATGTCATACAGCTTATTGAATCCGCCCTCTGCTTTCTTCATCCAGTTGAATTGCCCCTTGGCGGCATCGTGCAGATTCTTGTATCGGTTTACTGTCACAGGCATCCCATTGTTGAAGTCCTCGTGTGTCACCCTCGTTTCAAAGCCACATGGGCTGCTTCCGATTGGGCGCGTTTCGATTTCGTACCCATTGACCTTGCTTTCGAGTTTGCCAAAGTCCTTTGCATCGGTTGTACTCTTTGCGCGGTCGTCCCAGTATTCTGTGGCTCCGACCTTGCGTGGATCATTGTTCCAGGTGTCAACCCACGACGGCAGGTTTTTGTTCACCGCGTCGAACGTCAGACCCCATTTTGCGCAGGCCTCCACAGCATCGTTCAGTTCCTTTCCCGTCCTGCACGTCCACAGGATCAGGGCTGCGCCGTTTTCCTGCTCGGACAGAGCCTTGAAGATAACGCCCCAGCGCGGCATACCGATTTCGGGGTATTTGTTTTCACAAAGCGTCCCGTCAAAATCAATCGCAATTACTTTCTGCATTGTTGTCCTCCTATCCCCATTGTTCGGACATTGCATTTGCAACGCCCGTAAATGTTTTTGCTCTGCTCTTGGCTCGGTCGGTTGTGAACATTCCTTTGTGCTGTTGTCCATGCTTTTTGCTGTAAGAGCCAGACGGACACCACGTTGCAATCGGTGTCACAATGTCTGTTGGAAACAACGGCGGCAAGTTTTTCAGCCAAAGGCAAGTCCTTTTGCTGTACGGGTGTCCATACTCATACGGCTGTATAGTTTGCGTGTACTGCGGCAAACAGAACACGCGACTTGGGATTGGGTTTTCTATGCAAATCTGCGGAACATCTGCCCACCAGAAGCGCATAAAAAGATCGCGGCCCTCAATTCCTTTCATGACACGATCTGCTTGAAGCACATGGCCTTTCCATAGGTGTCTTGCTCCCGCGTTGCTCAGGTATGTACAAGGCGGGTGCGCAATGAGCAAATCCCACGCATCAATGTAATGTCCCTTGTCGTTCATTGTGACGATTTGCCCCCCCCCGCAGAGCGGTTACAGCATCGCCCAGAATGTGCCACTCCGGGTGTCCGCCGGATGGCTCTTGAATATCACATGAGTATGCTTCATGCCCCCTGCGCCGAAAAGCCTTGCACACTTCTTGGCTTTCCTCGCAGGCTATGAGAACTTTCATCGCTCGCCCTCCTATATCGGCACATGGCGTATCTCAACGCTGCTTGCTTAATATTCTGTAACCTCGCATTCCAGTTGCTTCGCCATGCTTTCCAGCCATTCTTTTTGTTTCTGTGGATCATATAGCTTGCGAAGCTCAATTTGATCTCTCATTGAGATTGTCATATTGGCTATAACTCGCCCCATTCTCAACGAAACAATAACTTCGCCTGTATTTTTCAGCCTTAAAACTTGCGTTTGATAGCCTACGCGCTGATATTGTTTAAGAACATCTTCAAGAATTTCTTCAAGACCGTTCACTTGTCCACCTCTCGGATGATCCACACCCGATGCTCACCGTACCCGCTCCACGACAGCGCGTTCTCATGGGTATCAACAGCAACATCAATGTGCGCTCCCTGCACTCCCGCGCCCTTGTCCTGCACAATGCGGATTCCTACACTCTCAATGTACAAAACCGTGCCATACGGGAAGATTGACTGGTCTGCCGCCACTGTTACGTCAGCCTGTATCGGCTGGCCGCTGGCTGTGATTCCGTGACCCTCTCCGCAAATGTGCTGGCGCTGTTCCGTGCAGTATGCCGTACACATAAACGTCCCGGCTTCTTCCAGATAAACCTTGCCGTCTGCCATTGAATCAAGCCGATCTTGCAAGGCGGAAATGGTTTCTTCGTCCCGGATCGCGCGTTCAGACCAGTTCTGAAACCTGCTTGCGTAGATGTCGCGCTCCTGTGTTACCTGCTGAATCCTGGTGTGCAAAACTGCACCGTTAAAAATTGCAAGGCCAAGAGCCGTACAGCTCAAGGCAAAAGAAACCGTCGGCAGCATAGGCTTTCTCATTTTTCTGCCGCCTTTCTCGCCATTTCCACGACCTGCTCTGCGGTCAACCAACCCTCAACGCCGTTATCGTCCCGGATGTTGCCCATCACTTCAAGCAAGCCCTGTTTGAATCCGTAGGAACCGTAACCGCAGATGGCATCCCAGTTGCCGCCAAAGTTCTTGTCGTTCACCGTGACCTGCCAGCCCCAGTCCTTGTCCGAAAAATCCTTGTCCATCTCCGGGAAGTAACGGTGCAAATCATGGTTGACGTGCAACTCCGTCAGCATTGCGTCGAGCTTTTCAATCTCCGTCATACCTCTTTCGCCTCCCAACTCTCTACGATCCAGCGAATTGCGGCATGAAGTGCGCGCTTCGGGCAGGCTCTAACCGTTGCCATTTTTGCTACCAGCCGGATTGCCGTGCGCACCTTTTCTCTTTCTGCCTCTGTAATTGGCGTAAAGCGATCATCTGCCATATCTTCCAGCAGTTCGATAGCCTCTGAATACAGCATGAAATCAACCTCCTTTGTTTTATTTTTTCTTGTGTGGGCGGTTGGAGTCGAACCAACTTTTATCTCGGTGTTTTGGGGGAGATAAACGCCGCCGTCGCCGTCAGCCATAGGCGCGCCCACATATAAGACCGCCGCCTCCCTGGAGATAATCGTAAAGACGGAGAGGCGGCGGGCGGCCTGATCTGCCTTTAACCAGCAGGGGGAAAGGCCTGCCGCCTTTGGCTTGGGCGGGTAGGACAAGGCACTTCTTCGCTTGTGCGGCGGCGCACCCTCTTTCGGCTTCCGTTGCCGTCATGCAGGGTACGACTTGACTAGGAGCAGCATGGTTTTTCACCAGCTTTTGCGTTAGGAGGGACGCTGCCATACGGCACTCTTTCGCCCTGTTGGTGCACAAATGTTATGGAAAATCGCACCAGCTTCCATGATGCCTATACGCAACCGACGCAGGCGGGGTTCGGCCCCGCTTTCAGCGGATCAGCCGCGGCAACGGCTGATCCACCCTACGTCACATAAAAGGCCGCCGCACTGACGCGGGGTGTAGCGGCCCTGCAAAATAAGCCAAATGGGGTTACTTATTCTTCGGTCGATAGTGCTTGCACTGTTTGTCGTAGCCACCGCACGGCGCGCACCGCGGGATGGTTATTTTGAACGTATGCTCGCACTGTACTTCTCTTGTTGCACCCTTTTGCGGGGCAGTCTTGGTGTATGCGCTTCTTGCCAAACGGTTCTCCTTTTTCGCTTTTTGGATGTAACTTGCGCGCCCCATCGGGGCCGGATGCTCTCGTTCGTCCTGCCAGATTTCCCAGCGTTCCGGCTTGTTATAATTTCTTGCCAGCCGCCAACATGGCCAGATGTACCGATAGTAGATTCCGCCTTTACAAGCGTCCCATGCTGCAAGTCCGGCAGTTGCTATATATGCAATCTCGGTCTCCGAAAACCCGCAGTTCAAATCTTCCGGCAGGAGTGCAGCATCTCCCGTGATTCTTGTTCCATCCGGCAGATACACAACGTACCTTGCCGGGTTTGCATTACCGTTCATCATAGTGGGTGGCGATCATGTCTGCGAAATGCAGGCAGAGAACTTCGGGATAGCGGTCATAGGCTGTTCCGAGTGTGTCCCAGCTTTCCTTGCCGCAGTACGCCCCCATGTGCCAGCGAATCGCAATGATTTCTTTCCCGGTCAGCTTGATAAACCGCTGTGCCATAATCACGCTCTCTTCGCCGTGTCCCAGCAGACCGCAATCCTCATAACCGTACTTGTGGAATGCAGTTTCGTGGTACTTGTTGACCTTGCAAATGTCATGCAGGAGTGCCGCCACCAGCACGGCGTTCTTGTCGCAGTCCTTAAAGGCGTGGTTGGTTTCGCACAGTTCCATTGCCGCATCCGCAACATTGACGGTGTGGGTTACTAGGCCGCCGAAACGGTTTGAGTGGTGCTTAATGCTTGCCGGGAGATCAAAGAACCCCTGCTGCTCTAAGTCGTAGAGCAGTGCATCCGCACCGGGCCGTTTGTGAAGTCCTGCTTTCAGCCACAGTGCTTCAAACTTTTCCCTCGGCTCCGTGTCCTCATACAGCCTTTCGTTTGCCATTGCGCTTGCCCTCCTGTTTCTTCTGCCATTCCTCTAACCGCTTTACGTTCGCCGGGTCAGAGTAGAAAAGTTCTGCCAAGTCAAGCAAGCTGCGGGTCTGGTATTCCGTAACGATGGGCTGGGCTTTTTTTCTTGCCATTGCCGTACCGCCTTTCTTAGAACTTCCCCATGAGCAGATGTGCGAAAAACTCCGTCATGTTGTCTGTCTGCACACCGCGCTTGCCGCTGATCTTGTCGAGCCATTCTTCCTTGCAGGCTTCGTCGATCATCTTGTTCATAACATTCTTGAGTTCGGCCAGCTCCTTTTCGTTGCTCGCCACGGTCACAAGCACCCCGGATGCAATTCTTCCGGCCAGCATGAGCAGACCAGCTCCCGTCCCTTCCAGACCGATCAGCATTTTCCCGGATTCATCCCGGCTTGCGTTGATTTTTGCAGGTGTTTTCATGTTCGTTCTCCTTTGGTTTCTGTTTTGTATTCGGATGTGGAGGCGCTTCCCGGAGTCAGCACCGGGCGGGCGGGTGAATAACTCCCGCCTTGCACTGGCTGCGCCATATCAAAGGGGCGGTTTGGACAGGTTGCCGCCCCGCCCATGCGGGCCGCCCTGACGTGTTCTTTTTGTCCTCGTCTGGTAGGACACCCGGTAAATCCGATAAACCGGGGTGGCCGTCTGCGTCCCCCGCTTCCGGCCACATGGCAGGCGTGTTTCGGGTCGCCCAGCCCGTGCCGGGTGTTATTCCCAGCCATCACCGCCGCCGATAAAGACGGCTATCACCAGCAGGAAGAGCCAAACCAGGGCGACGATGCCCCAGTTAAAAGCCGTAGCGGACACCCAGCAGAGAAATGCTGTTACCGCCAGTGCTATGACGAACAGGATAATGAGCATCACGCACAGAACAATGATCGTCACTTCTTTTTCCTCCCGCGGTTCTTCTTGTGCTGCTGTGTTTGCCGTGCCTTTGTGCGGTCTTTGCACGGTCGGCAGTACAGCGAAACCAGCGTATCGCACCGACGGTATGCCGCGCCGTCGTGCCTGCGTTTTGAGCAGTTCATTCACTTCTTCCTTTCCGCCTCGCTACCGCTCGGCTCACAGCTTGCCAGCGAACAGCTTTCAGCGTTTCTTGAAATAAGCGGAACGGCCCCCGACGCCCCAGTACGAACCCGCGCGGGAATTGTAGAGGTTCAAGTAGAACAGGCCACCGTTGCCGCCACCGGACCAGCGGCCGCCCCGAAGCGGAAGGTATTCACCCTCCGTCGCGTCCACAGCACAGACCGCCTCGCCCTCACCAGCAAACAAGCCCAGTTCCATAAGCTGGTCGCTCCAACATTCCATCCGCACATCTTCCCAACTCTCGAAGTTGGCGCGTCCATGCTGCGGTTTCTCGGTGGTGAACTTGATTCCGTCCATTGCATCGACGTAAACCTGGTCGCCGTTGCTATCCACGATGGGCTTCCATCCGTCGCCGCAGGTGGTCAGATCGGTTTCCGGCAGGGCCGCGTCGTTGTTCTCCGCCGCCCAGAGTGCGCCGTCCTTGATCCGCAGACCCCGGACGATCTCTAAGACGTTGCCGCACAGGTCATGTACACCCGTCGGCGTGTGGTCGTGCGTCCAGGTAGCAGGGCCGGAACCAGTCAGTGTCTTGTTGCTGTCCTTGACGTTTACACCGCACTCTGTCGGGTCGGCGTGGTACTTGCCGCAGTTGGTGTTACCGTGTGGCAATGTGCCGTTCTTCCAGCTAAGACAGGCCAGCAAGCCCCACTCCGCCGCCGTCATGCAGTGCCATCCCTCGCCCTTGGCGAAACAGGCATCCGCAAACTTGTCTGCGGTAATGCTGGTGACAGGCTCCATGTAGGGCAGGCTGTACGGTTTACCGTTAATCATGGTGTTCTCGTAGACCGAAATGTAAATCTCGTCGTATACCTCGCCGCCGATGATGAACGCCGGGTGCGGCTTGTCCTTTCCGCCGTTGAACAGGTCTTTGTCGTTCATGCGGCGGAATCGGTGCATGATGCTGGGAATGCCTGCGTTGTCGTATATTGCAACAACATCCCACTGTGCGCCGGGGGCTACCTCTTCCGGCTCGGTCAAGGGCTTTACCGAATTTGCGTTCTCGTAGGTTTCGCAGCTCTCGCAGTCGTCGTGGCAACCCACACACTCCGGCTCTCCAACGCCCTCTTCCGGGTCGCGGCAGCCGTCCCGGAAGATGGTCGGCAGCACATCAAAGCTGATCTTGTGCGCCTCTTTCACATACTTCAAGAACTGCTCTGCCTGGGCCAGAACTGCGGCATCCTCACCCTCGGCTTTCATGCTCATGGGCGGCCAGTTGATCTTTACTTTCGCCATGCTTCTTTTTCCTTTCTTCTATCTGGCGGCGAATTGTTTCTTTCGCCTTTCTTTTTCTGTCGTCCTCCCGTGCGCGCCACACGCCGTAGGAAAGCCCCGCGGCATCCGCCGCCCGAACGTCCAGTGTCAGGGCATCCGGGGGCGGCTTTCGGTAGCCATTCCCACGGGCGGGGCCGGGGATGTTCCTGCGGGCAGAGCAGCAGGGGCAGTATTTGCTTGCCGGGTTCTCGGCCACAAATACCGTGCCGCAGTCGGCGCACTTTTTCAGCACTCCCGTTACTGCCATTTGCCACGCCTCTCTTCCTGGGCCTTTTTGTATGCAGAGAACCAGCGGTCAAGGGCTTCTTTCTGCCGGACGTACCGACGGTGATTGCGGATCATCGTTACGATGGTGTACGTTACCGTGCAAGCTGCCACGATGACCACCGCCAGGGTCGTAAACTTATTCATTGGCTTCCTCCTTGCCCGCCGGGGTGGGCTGTTCTGCCTCCGGCTCCATAGACTTTGCCAGCTTCATGCCCTGGGCCAGCCCCGCCAGGTAGATTTTGGCCGTCGGGTTCTCCGCCAGCACCTTGGCGATCTCTTCACTCTTCATCTTTTCTTTCTCGCTCATGTTCTTCTCACTCTCCTTGTTGTCCGCCCCTGCCCGCCGTGATATAATCAGGGCAGGAAAGGGGGTGTTTTGTATGCCTATCTACTGGATCAATACTAAAGGCAAAGGGCTTTCTAGTGCGCAAATCACGGAAGCACAAACCGCTGTTGATAACTCCGGGCTTGTGACTACCGACTACGACTATGCGCGCAGAAGCGTCCGTGTTACCGTACTCGGCAACTACTCAAAATCAGATTTGCCGGAACTTCCTTACGGCCTTACCTACGATGATTCGTTGAACGGCTGATCCTCTGCGCTCCGCTTGTGCAAGAAGCGGAGCGTTTTGTTTTACCCGAAAACACCGTTGCACATGGTTTTGTCTTTCCACTCTTCCAGTGCAGAGCATTTGCAATTCTTTTTGACGCAGACAGGAAATTTTTCTTTCATTTCCTGCCACGGCTTCAAGAAACACTCCGGGTCAACAACCATCTTCTTCCGGCTCTCTTCTCTCGGCGTTTCCTCTTCCGGGAATGTTGCCTTGTCAAAATTCTTTTTCCAGTCATATTCCGACATCGCAACGCCGCAGAAATCGCATTTGTAGCTTCCGTCCCATCCGCGCCCGGTATCTTTCGGCGCAAATGTGATCCTCGGCCAGACGATTTCATTTTCCGCGCCGCATTTCGGGCATGGGATTTTATACCCGCGCACCTTTCTTGCGGCATAGCAGAAGCGCTCTTCCCGGTCATTCTGGTACATTTCTTCCAGAATGTTGTCCCACAGCTCGTCCTTCGCCAGCATCTCCCGTGCTTTTCGCAGCACTTCCTTGAACTCGTCCGGCGTGGGCCTTGATTCCATCCACACGTTTGTCATGTGAAGCTGGATACCCAGTGCCGCTTTGTGGCCGGAATCGCAGAAAATGCCATAGTAGTTAGATGTTCCGTTCATCCCCTCCACCTCCTTTTAATGTTCATCAAGCTAACCCTTTGCGTTCATTATAGTTTATCTAACTATCAATGTCAACCCCTTATTTCTACATTTTTGTTGACTTAACTAACATTCCGTGCTATTATGACATTAAAGGAGGTGAATCCTATAATGAAAGAACGAATCCGTGAAGTGCGAGAACATTTCGGGCTTAGTATGGAAAAGTTTGGCGCTCGTATCGGCATCGGCAAAACGTCCATTAGTCTTTTGGAAAGCGGCAAGAACAATCCATCCGTTCAAACCGTTGCTCTGATCTGCCGCGAGTTCGGGGTCAGTGAGCGCTGGCTCCGCACTGGCGAGGGAGAGATGTTCGAGCAGACACGGGAAACTGTACTGGATCGGCTGGCCGCCGAGTACAGCCTGGACAAAGAGCAGGTTTCGGTGATTGAGAACTTTCTCGATCTGTCCCCGCAGGAACGCACGCTGTTCCTTACACAGATGCGCAAGGTCTTTGGCGGGCCTGCCGCACAGCCGCCCCGCCGGGTGAATGTGTCCGACGATGTGGCCGCTGCCGTTGTCAACGTGCAGGACGAGGTAGCCCTGTACAACGCCGAGCAGGCCGACGAGGCCGCCAGTGGGGGAAAAGAATCTTCTTCCACAGGTTAGTGCTTGACCGTGCCGCCGCTGAATGGCGCAGGAAGCACCCGTAAAATTCAGCACACAAAAAGAAAAAGCCCACCGGGGGACAAGGCCCGGTAGGCTTTTTCGTGTATGGCAAATAAAAACGCCCCATCTTCTCCGCAGAAAAGACAGGGCGTTTTGGAATGAGTTGAACCTAAACGTGCAACTCTGCTTATATAAATGGTTCCCAGATATGATATTTCGGAAATGAATTTAACTTTTTGACTGTTGAAAGTGTGGAAAGATTTATTTTTCCCAGAACTTGCAACGGCTTGCAACAAACTTAAAACTACTTGAAAGGTGGTATTTATGCCTCGCAAAAAGAAACTGCAAGAGGTAGGCGGACTGCGGCTGGTGGCGTACTATCGCTACTCCAACGGCGGCCAGCAGACTGAGCAGAGCATTGAGGGCCAGCGCCGGGACTGTGAAGCCTACGCCAAAGCCCACGGCTACAAGATCGTCCATGAGTATATCGACCGCCACATTTCCGGCAAGAGCGACAGCCGCCCGGCGTTCCAACAGATGATCTCCGACAGCGACAGCCACCTCTTCGACGCTGTGATCTGCTGGAAAACAGACCGCCTCGCCCGGAGCCGCTACGACTCCATCATCTACAAGACCCGCCTGCGGAGGAACGGGGTCAAGATTCTGTACGCCGCCGAGACGGTGGTAGACGGCCCAGAGGGTATTATCATTGAGGGTTTGATGGAATCCCTGGCCGAGTATTACTCCGCCGAGCTGGCGCAGAAACTCCGCCGCGGGCAGCGGGAAAGTGCGCTCAAGTGCATTGCCCTGGGCGGCAACCGCAGCTTTGGCTACGACATCGGGCCGGACAAGCACTACTGCATCAACGAGAAGCAGGCCCCCGCCGTGCGGTACATCTTTGAGCAGTACGCCGCCGGGGCTACCGCCGCCGACATTGTGCGGGAACTGACCGCCCGCGGCTACCGCACCAGCCGGGGCAATCCGTTCAACAAGAACTCTATCTGCCGGATCATCACCAACGAGATGTATCTTGGTGTGTACAAGTACGCCGACATCCGCATTGAGGGGGGAGTGCCTGCCATGATCGACCGGGAGCTGTTCAACCGCTGCCAGACCCAGCTTGCCTTTAACCGCGCCCACGGCGGCGGCAAGGGTGCGCCCAGGGCTGATTATGTGCTTGTTGGTAAACTGGACTGCGGCCTGTGCGGTCATGCCATGAAAGGAGCCAGTGCCACGAGCCACACCGGGAGCAAGCACTACTACTACACCTGCACCCAGCACGTCGAGAAGAAGTGTCCCAAGACCTCCATTGAAAAGAACTACCTGGAACAGATCATCGTGGACGGCGTTGCAAAGTACGTCCTTACCCCGGAAAAGATTTCTCAGATCGTGGACTGCATGATGGAATTGCAGGCCAAGGAGCAGGAGCCGAAAGGCAACCCGGAGAAGGACGCTCTGGAAGCAGAGCTGGCCGAGTGCCGCCGCAAGCAGAACAATATCCTTGAGGCCATCGAAGAGGGCGGCAGCGCCCGCCTTGCGGCCCGCCTGCGCACGCTGGAAGAGCAGGAAGCCCAGCTTACCTTTGCCCTTGGCGAGATCAACAACGCCCCCGCGCCGCCCCAGTTCAGCCGGGAAGCGCTCACGTTCATGTTCGAGCAGTTCCGCCGGGAAGAGGACGAGGTGGACGAAGAGTACCGCCGCCGCATCCTGGATACGTTCGTTTCGTCCATCCTGCTGTACGAGGATCGGGCAGAGGTTAAATTCAATATAACCGACCAGAAAACCGGGGACTTTGAGCGGGTGATTTTACCCATTTCTGCAAACAAAAAGCCCCCGGAAGATGACGATATACCGTCAAATTCCGAGGGTTCTACCGCGTTGCGGTTGGTGGACGAACCGCAACGCCGGACGAACCCATGCGTTGAGATTTCGCCTTACAGCGTTATTTTCATTATCCCACTTCCCGGAAAAACTGGTACGCTGATAAAATCCATCTGCCGCTTTGCATAATATAATTCGCTTCTACGTTCTTTATTCTTTCGGACAGAGGTTTACATTCCGTCGCCTCCACAGACAGCAAAAAATCCCCCGCCAGCTTTCCTTTCGGATTGCCAGCGGGGGATTTTTAGTTATGCAGTTTTAATGCACTGATTCGTCAGCTTGCCGTACACGTCCTCGTACAGCCTTTCAGTGCAGGAATGCCGCCAGTTCATAGGCTACAATGCCGGAAATAAGCGCCGCAATGACTGCCCACCACAGCTTGTTTCCAAATGCTCCGGGGGCTTTTTCTAATTCGGTCAGGCGGTCGTCCTGCTTTTTGTTTTGAGCTGTGACGATTTCAAGGCTTTTGTTCGTTGATTCAAGTTGCTGGATTGTCAGCTTGATGTTGGTGTTCATGCCGTTCACCGCATCGGTCAGCCTTTCCAGGTCATCGAGTCGGTGGGTGTTGCTCTTGCTTCTGCTCTCAACATCCGTCAAGCGGTGTTCCAGTTCCTCGTCAGTCATATTTGTTGTCCTCCCCCGCCTTACCGAAACGGGCCACAGTTGCGGTTTCCTTGGATTTCTTTTCCATGTATGCTTCGAGTTTGCTCTTGGTGACTTTGAAAATCAGTTCAACGAAAAAGTCCAGGAACTTTTCGTTGATAGCCCAATCTAACCAGTCAGGTGTCAGATCGCGCAGGGCTTTGATAACCTGCTTCTTTTTCTCTTCGCCCATCTTCGAGCCGATCACGTTCTCTTCTGCCCAGCAAATCCATTTGTAGGCAGCCTTTGCCACGACGACGCTGTAACCCAGGCGCACCAGAGCCAGCGCGCCGATGAACACGCCGCCGACCAGGCACACGACTGCCATCCATGCAGGCATTGCAGAAATAACCATCTTGATAGCTTCCATGATATTTCCTCCGTTTCCTTTCTCTTAACCTTTCCAACGACTCTTTGCGGCGCGCACATCGACGTGCACAAAGTTGTCGTTGTAATACCGCCCGATTCCGCCCCGGTTGGGGAGCAGGGTTTCGACGTATGCGGCCAGCGTATCAACCGATACACCAGCGATCCAGATGTCTGCGGCCTTTCCGTAGAGGTGCTGGCTGTAATGGGACGCTTTTTTCTGCTTTGCATTGTGCGCCGCAGTACGGAACGCAGAGTTGATGTTCACCGCTTTCCCAAAGTGGGTGCGGATTTTTTGCAGAACTTCCACCAGTTCCGAATCAATAAAGATCGGATCGGAGCCGTCCTTGCATCTGAACTCGCGCACCTTAAAATCCGTGGACAGCTTTTTCGTTCCGTCCTTTGCCAGCGAATAGGCGTTAATCGCCATCGTTCACATCTCCTTTCGGGCGCAGGTCTGCGCCGCAGGCTCTTGTACAGCACTCGGCAATGAGCGTGGCAAAATCCCCGCGCTCGTCGGAGGTATCAGCCCCCGCCGCTTCCAGCTTCTCAAGCAGCCTTTCGCACAGATCGGGCCAACTTCTTTTCTTCATAAGTTCCTTTCCAGATGTCCGTTTCCGGCCCGGTTGGCCTACCATACTTCTGCATGGTGTCCCGGTAGATCAGGTTCAACCGCCCGCGCAGGCTTGCGCTCTGCGTGTGCGCCAGCAGTCCTTTGATGCTGGCAACGCGGCGGTCAAAATCTTCCTTGCTCATTTCCCCGGTGGCGTACATCTCCGTTATCTTCTTGACCTCTCGCTTCAACCTTCCGACGGTGGACTTGCGTAGTTTCATGTGGGTTGCGTAAATCCGCACGCCCACAAATTCAATACCCATGCTCACCGGGCGGATGCAGGTCTTGTCATTCAGGTCAAGGAACAATTCATCCCGCAGGAATGCTTCGATCTTCTCTTTCCACTCTTGGAGCTGTTCTTTCGTTTCGGCCAGCACAATTACATCATCCATATACCGTATATAGTAGTGGATGTGCAGAACGTGCTTGGCGTATTGATCCAGCTCGTTCATGTAGATATTTGCGAAAAGCTGGCTCGTGAGATTGCCTATCGGCATACCCACGTCGTATAACCATTCTTCCGGCGGCGTGTCTTGCGGTGTTTTCCCGCGCGGCAGGCCAAAGGCTTCTGCCCGACTGTTTATCACGCTGTCCAGGAAGCGCATCAACTCCGGGTCTTTGATTCTTCTGGATAAAATTTCTAGCAGCTAGATCGGAAGAGCGTCGT